CAAGACTGTTCTTGCCTCGGCTCCTGAATTGAGTGATTCTCAAAAGGCTGCCGAAGTGGCTTCAACAATCAATCCTGAAATTCTTGATCAGTTCAATGATCTCAATGACTTGCTCATTGTTGCTCGCGTTGAATCTTGGTCACTTGATCTTCCAATCGTGATCGAATCCCTTGGTGATTTTCCTCAAGGCGATTACGAGGCTTTGCAAGCGGTTGCCGCCAAAGATGTCACAGAGATGATGCCTAGGTTTGGAATCAGTAATGATCCAAATTCCCCCATCAAGCCCTCAGACGCTTAGGTCGAGCGCTTGAGGGAGGAACCGTTCTCGGCTCTCTTCCTACACAGCTGAAAACATATCGACTTTGCAAGTTGCTTCATTGCACTCCATCTCAGCTTGAAAATGAGTCAGCAGTCATGCTCGATTGGCTCCTGGCAATAGATGAAGTTTTTGTTGAAACCAAAAACAAGATTATGAATGGAGAAGCATAATGGCTGGAAATTCAATGTTCAGCGCTTTGGTTTCAGGAGTAAGTGATTTCAATGCGGTCACAAAAGACATTGAGAATCGAACAGAGAAAGCCACTATTGCTGCAATCAAGGCAAATCAAAACAAATTGAAGACAGCAGTTCGAGCCAACCTTCGCGGCGCTCCTCGCTGGACTCAAAAGGGTGCGAACAGAATTACTGGCAAAAACTTTCAAGTTGAAGGAACAAATGGTCAGCACAATTCTCCTCGTGGCGGTGGTCCAGGAAAGATGACTGGTGCTTTGTACGCTGGCGTTGGTGGCGTAAGAAATCCAAAAAAGAATTTTGATGGATATTGGGTGGGTGGCGTTGGCGTGGGCGCAAAACCTAACCGAGTCAAAAAGGGAACCTTGGAACTCAAGTTTCCATATTTCAGACCAGCAGTTGAAAAGATTGAGCCTTTGATGGCTGACATCTATGCAACTGGTTGGGACAAAGCCGTTTCAAGAATGGGAGGAATTCTCTGATGTCAATGCTTCCTCCAGTATTCGTTGAACTCAAGGCGAACATTTCTGAATTTACAACTGCAATGGGTGAGGCAAGAAGTGAAGTTGCTCATTTAGAAAATCAAGGCGTTAGCTCTTTTGATAAGTTAGCAACATTTGGCAAAGCCTCTCTTTTCGCTATCGGTACGGCAGCGGTTGCAGTCGGCGGTCTAAGCCTTGAAATGGCTGACAAGTTTGAACAATCTCATGCCAAATTGGAACAAGCACTCAAAAATGCTGGCTCTAGTTTTGAGGAATTCAAAAATCCAATTGGTGATGCTCAAAAGAAAATGGAGCAGTACGGATTCACTAATGCTCAAACTCAAGAGGCATTGGCTAATCTCACAACAGCTCTCAAAGACCCAAAGAAGGCTCTTGACGATGTTGCCCTTGCCGCTGATTTGGCAAAATTCAAGCACATCGATCTTGCCGATGCCGCAACTGTTGTTGCCCGCGCTCAAGAAGGAAACCTTCGCGCCCTCAAGCAACTTGGAATTGATCTTCCTGTTGCTGCAACTAGCGCAGCAAAACTTGAAGCTGCCAATGTAAAATTGGGCAAAGCAACAGATGATGCTGCTGCATATCTTTCCAAGCATTCAGATGCCGTTAGCACCGCAAGCAAGTATCACGATGCTTATGAAAAATTATTAGGCAAGGTCGGAGATGCTCAAAAGAAGGTCAACGATCAATCCTCTGCTGGCGAGCAAATTATCAAGGGACTCTCAGCTGCCATTGGTGGACAGGCTTCGGCATCTGCTGAAACTTTTGCGGGCAAAATGTTGGCGCTCAAGGCTCAATCAGAAGATGTTGCCAAGAATATTGGCATGGCATTGATCCCAGTCCTTGAAAAGTTGATGACTGCCATCAAGGATGTTGTGGATTGGTTTGGCAAGCATAAGGCTATTGCTGAGGCAATCGGCATTGTTATTGGAACAGTTCTTGTTGCCGCAATTGGCGCATACATAACTAAACTCAGTATCGCTGCCGTTGAATCAGCCGTCAGTTTTGCCAAGATCATTGCTGGTTGGGTGGCAACTGGAGCATCCGCAACTGCTGCTGGCGTTGAAATGGCTATTGCTTCCGGTGGAATCACCCTTGTTATTGGCGCGATCGTTGCTGCCATCATTTATCTTGCAACTCATTGGAAAGAATCATGGGATACCATGAAAGAAGTTGCTGGAGCAGTTTGGCATTTCATGGAAGGAATTGGTTCAGGAATTGCCGATCTCTTTAGAGGCGTTGTCAATGAAATCAAAACTCTCATGAATGAAGCAATTGGCGCAATCAATACAATTATCAAAGCTCTCAATAATATTTTGAGTTTCAAACTTCCATCCTTCCTTGGTGGGGGAAAAGTTGGAATTACAATTCCACAAATTCCACAATTGGCTGATGGTGGAATTGTGAATTCTCCAACCCTCGCCTTGATCGGAGAAGCTGGTCCAGAAGCCGTTGTTCCTCTTTCAAAAGGCGGGATGAGCGGGATAAATATCACTATCAATGTTGCTGGCTCTGTTGTTCAAGAACAAGATTTGGCAATCAGCGTTCGTGATCAAATTGCAATTTTGATGCGCCGCAGAGGTTTGAATCCTTCAATCTTAGGAGTCTGATTCAATGGCTTTATTTGATGGCTCTAATGCCCCAACAATCACCGTTGAATTTGATCTCACCAACCAAGGTGCTTTTGTGCTTGGCATCTCAACCCTTGGTGGAAGCGATGTCCTTGGAACAGGTGCAACAGTTTGGTCAGCTGTACCAGTTGCCAACATTCGAAGTCTTTCCATTCGCCGAGGAAGAAGTCGTGAAGACCAGGCAGTTCAACCAGGCACATTGAGTTTGGTTCTTGAAAATCTTTCAGGTAACTACGATCCCGACAATACTGCCTCAACTTATTATTGGAACGGGTATTCCCTTCTCAGTAGGGGATTAGGCGTAAGAGTTTCTGCCACTTGGTCAGGAACAACTTATGTCATATACCGAGGCTATCTTGAGCAGCTTGACATTGATGCCTCACTTGATCCAATTGCCACTTTTCAATTCACCGATGCCCTCGCTTATCTAGCAACTCAAACAGTTACGGCTATTTCAAGTTCTTATTCAGGCGATACAACTTCTACTCGCTTGGGTCGAATTCTTGATGCAATTGGTTGGGATGCGAGCCTTCGCAGCATTTCAGGTTCAAGGCAAATGCAGCCAACTACTTTTGGCGATACTGCCCTCTCATTGGGTGATCAAGTATCAAGGTGTGAGTTCGGTCGATTCTATGTTGATCGTCAAGGCAATGTGGTTCTTCTTCCTTACGAATCAACATTTACAACTCCAACTCGCATGGCATTTTCAGATACAAGAGCAAGTGGAACTGTTGAATATGACACAATTGTCACCGCTCCTGGAATCAAATATTTGATCAATTCGGTGACTTTGAATCAAGCAACTGGAACTGCTCAAACTTTTACAGATACCAACTCAACCCTTCGATATGGTACTTATCCCAAGAGTTATGATGCCCCGCTTTTGGATAATCCAACCGCCTTGGCTTTAGCAACAATCATCACATATCGATATTCCTTGCCAAAGACTCGTGTGGATCGCGTGGAATTTGATGCGCTTGGAATTGATTCATCTTCTTGGGCATCTCTACTGCAAACAGATTTGGGCGACAATGTCACCGTTGCAAGAACAACGGTTGATTCTCGCTCAAGAACTTACACCGATTTGGTGGAGTCTATTTCTCACGATCTGACCCCTGATGGTTGGCGCGTGGGTATGGATTTATCACCATCCGGTGCAACTGGATATTTCGTAATTGGGTCATCGCTTATCGGTGGCACAGATGGACTCTACTCATAGGAGAAAAATAAATGGCTGGTGCTGGTTACAAGCTCTTTGTGAACGGAAATACACTTTCCGCTTCCGACCTGAACACTTATGTTCAACAACAAACCGTCATGGTTTTTGCCTCGACTGCCGCTCGCACAACAGCGCTTGCAAGCGTTTTGGCTGAGGGAATGGTTTCCTATCGTACAGATTCTCATGTGTTTGAAATTTACAATGGATCAGCATGGGTTGGTGCGGGAACAACTTCACCATTGACAACCAAGGGTGATCTTTGGAGTTATTCCACAACAGATGCTCGCTTAGGCGTTGGTTCTGACGGATATATTTTGACTGCTGATTCTACGCAAGCAACAGGAATCAAATGGGCTGCTGCCGCTGGCGGCGGGTCGATGAACGAACAAATCTTTACATCATCAGGTACTTGGACTGCACCTACGGGTGTCACAAAAGCACAAGTATTGATAGTAAGTGGCGGCGGAAGTGGTGGAGCAACTTCATACAATCCAGGAATTGGTTTTGGCGGAATGGGCGGTTCACAATATACGGCTCAATTTACTGTAACACCTGGAACTGGATACACAGTCACAGTAGGCGCAGGTGGAGCAGCAACAACTGCAAGTGCAAATTATCAACATGGTAATACAGGTAGTCCGTCTGTATTTGGTTCAACATCTATTGCAGGCGGAAATGGTGGTTTTGCATCAGACGTAACTAGTGGCTATACAGGTGGTGCACCTGGAAGCAGTTCTTACGGGCAAGGCGGAAGTCGTGCAGGAACTGGCGGTAACGGAAACGCTGCGGGTGCAAATACTGGGGGTGGCGGTAGTGGCGCACTAAAATATGATGGTGCCTGCTATAGTGGCGCAGGTGGTTCAGGAATCGTAATCGTGAGGTGGTTAGCATAATGGCACATTTTGCAGAGATAGATAAAGACAATGTGGTTCTTCGTGTTTTAGTGGTGGATAATTCAGAAGAAAAACGCGGTCAAGATTTTCTAGCCAAAGATTTAGGTCTTGGTGGAACATGGATACAAACATCTTACAATAACAACATTCGTGGCAATTTTGCTGCGATTGGAAATGTGTATAATAAAAGCCTTGATATTTTTGAATTGTCTGAAAAACAAAAATTAGAAGCCTTTGAAATTCAAGCCGAAATTGCAAAAAAAGAAGAAAATCGTGCTGCAATTATTGAAAAACTTGGTATTACACAAGAAGAAGCAAAACTCCTTCTTTACTAATCCAACGCGTAAGAAAACACTCCATTGGGAGTGTGTAACTAATAAGGGGCTGATTTGGCATGGAATTGATTCCACTCGACCAAATCAAAGATCAGCTTCACAATCGTTACCGAACATCGGGCTTTGCCGAAAACCTCTTCAGCAATGATTGGGCGCTTTTGACAAGGCTCGGAGTTCATCCCCAGGAAGCAACCCTGGCTGATCTTGAGCGAGTAATTCTTCGAGCCAAGACTCAATCCACGCGGGCGAATTACGCCAGCCGATTGAAGTCAGTATTCAAGGCGCTCAACAAAATGAGGCTCATAGATGCCGATCCAACGGCTGATTTGCCCCCTATCAAGCGCACAAGGGGAGTCCCTAAGCCAATCACACGAGCCGAGTTTGAACACCTCTTAGAAGGCAGTTCTGAACCATTTAGGTCATGGTTCATTCTTGGTGGAATGGCTGGACTTCGAGCAATGGAAGTTGCCAACATTCGAGGCGCTGATCTTGAAGAGGGCAACGATGGCGCGATGCTTCGGGTGCTAGGCAAGGGTGGAACTGATCTTCTCATTCCGGTTGCCCCGATCGTGGCTGAAACAATTCGTTCACATAACACGCTTGATCGACTTTGGCTCGTTACTCCAAACAGGCTCTCAGCTCGCGCAGCTTCAGAAATGCGCCGAATCCTTGGAGTCAATAGCAAGAAGTTCCATTCCTTGCGACATTTTTTTGCAACATCAATGCTTGAAAAATCAGGGGGCGACTTGATGGCAGTCAAGGAATTGATGCGCCACACAACAGTTGCGACAACACAAATCTATACCCAATTAGCCCAAGGGAGAACCCGCTCCTTGGTAAATCTCATTGAATAAGGAAGAAAATGCCATCGCTAACAGCTCAATTTGCATTGACAACATCTCCAGTAAAAATTCTTTCATCCGATAGCGTTGCAGAAAAAGTTTATATTCATTCAGAAACTGCAGTTGCATATCTTGGATTTGATTCATCAGTTTCAGCAATCACGGGATATAAACTTGATGTAAACGACAAAATTGTTTTGGATAATCATGAGGGTGAACTTTGGGCAGTTTCAGCAGTAGCCGGAACGCTTTCATTGATGTCAATAAACCGATGAATTCAGATACCGCAACAATCATCTATTCTTATTTTTTTGTTACGGCTGGAATCCTTGCTGCTTTGAGTTTTATTGCAAAAACCACAATCAAAAAGCACACCGAGAGCATTGAGGATAAATTATCAAGAATTGAATATGCCCTTTTCAACGATGGACAAACTGGTCTTATCAATAAAGTTGATCAGCTCATTGAAAACCAAAACCTCATCAAGATCGATGTTGAGGTTATGAAGGCAAAGGCAGAATCCAAACCTCGTTCTCGGAAGGCACAATGACAACTCCTGTTGAAGTCTTGAAATTTGCAGCATCCAAGGTCGGAACCGTTGAAGGTGGCGGCAAGGATGGCAAGTCAGGCAACATTGTGTGGGTTTGGGATTGGTGGAAAAAAGTCACCGGACAAAACCTTCAAGGCTCACCCTGGTGCGCTGTATTCGTATCCTGGTGTTTTGGAATGGCAAATGCCAGCTCGTTAGTAGCTGCTGAAAATCCTCATGGATTTGTTGGAACAATTGATGGACTTGCTTGGTTCAAAAAACACAATCAACTTGTCCCTGCCAAATCAGCACAACCTGGCGATTTGATCTTCTTTGATTTTGACGGCAAAGGTCAAGCCGAACATATTGAAATTCTTGAATCAACCGATGGGAAGACTTTTTCCACAATCGGGGGCAATACATCACCGCAGGGGGTTGCGGGTTCACAGGCTAACGGCGGCGGGTGTTACCGGCGCAAGAGACCCATCGACAAATCCATCCTCGGAGTAGCAAGACCATCTTGGTCAACTCCTACAAAGTAAGGGAAATCATGAAAATCAATAAAGTCGCAATCGCATCTTATGCTCGATCATTTCTAGCAGTTGCAATCACAGCAGTTGTTTCAATTGGCAAGTCTCCAATTGACTTTTCATCTCATGATTGGAAACACGCTGCCAACGCAATTTGGATTGCAACAATTCCAGTCATCATGCGCGCAGTAAATCCAAAAGATTCACTTACACTCACCAAATAATTGACTTCGGGCTATGAACTTAGCCCTGAAGCAAAAACCCTAGCAACACTCCTCGCCGAGAAGTCTTTTCAGAAGTATCAGAATGTTCGTGGTCATTACCGCAACGCTTTCTCATCACATTTGATTGGTCGTCTCGGCGAATTTGCTGCATACTTTTGGTTTCGTGATCAGGGACTAAATCCAAAAATAAACATTGCCGAGCCGAACGGCGACCGCATTTGCGACATTGATACAGATGTCGGCAGATGCGAAGTCAAGACTTGGCGAGCCGAGCATTGGGATGATCTTGGGCGGGCAGTCACCGTCTCTCAGCTTCCATCCATCAAGAAAAAAGCCGACTTCATCTTTTGGTGCGTGGCTGATAACTATGAATCCGAGACCCCCAAGGTGCAACTCAAGGGATGGTCGAATGTCGATGCCATCGATAAAGATGAGCCTCTAATGACCGGCAAAATCGGTCGCCAAATATTCAACTATCAAATCTCAGTTGATGACATACAGAATCTCGAACTACTGAAACAGGGGAAAAATGGACAGGGAAGAAATACTTCAGAAAGCAATTGATTTGACTAAAGGCGAGCGCAACTCTGCTCATGGTGATCCTCGCGAAAACCATGAGCGGATTGCAAAAATTTGGTCGGTGCAATTGGGCGTGGAAATTGATGGAGCGCAAGTTGCTCTCATGATGGCTGGATTGAAATTGGCAAGGCTGGCGTATAAGTATTCCGATGATTCATTCATTGATGCCGCCGCTTACATTGCCATTGCCGGTGAAATTCGATGAAGGACATGGTCATACTTGTACCAAGTCGCGGGCGACCACAGAACATTGAAGATTTGCTTTTTTCCTTACAAGAAACAAAGACTGCATCTGAGTTGATTGTCATTGTTGATGACGATGATGAAACCCTTGACCAATACATTGAACTTGGTTGCAAGGTCATGATGATTGCCAAGCAAGGCAAGGGAATGGCAAGACCATTGAATTTTGCTGCCAATGTCTTCAAAGATGATTATCGTCATTTCGCATTCATTGGCGATGACCATCGCCCTCGCACCGAATATTGGGATCAGAAATTGATTGATGCCCTTGACGAAGTCGGGACAGGCATTGCCTATGGCAATGATTTACTCCAAGGAGAAAATCTGCCAACGGCTGTTGCGATGTCGGGTGACATTGTCAGGGCGCTCAAAGGCATGGTTCCTCCTGGATTCATTCACCTTTACTTGGACAATTTTTGGATGCAACTCGGCAAAGATTTGAAATCTTTCATTTATCTGCCTGATGTGATCATCGAGCATTTGCACCCTGTTGCTGGCAAAGCCGAATGGGATGAGAATTATCGTTCGGTGAATGCTGAGGAAGTTTATTCAGCTGATGCCAAGGCTTTTGATGAATATATCAAGAGCGAGGATTATCAAGATTTGTTGACAGCTCTTTTATGAAGATTCTTATTACAGGCGATGCTGGATTTGTAGGTCGCCACTTTCACAAAGCATTTGCTGATCAAGGTCATGAGATTGTCGGCGTGGACATAGTCAATGGCGTAGATGCCAGGGACTTCTTCCGCACCGATAACACGCATTTTGATCGAGTCATTCATTTGGCAGCAGTCGTTGGCGGGCGCAAGATGATCGAAGGCGCTCCTCTTGCTTTAGCCGTTGACCTTGCCATCGATGCCGAGATGTTTGGTTGGGCAATGCGAACTCGACCAGGGTGCATCACTTACTTCTCATCATCTGCCGCATATCCAACTTTTTTACAAGATGGATCAATTGCCAACAGGCTTCATGAGTCATTCATTGATTTGGACATGATTCAAACTCCTGACTTGACTTATGGGTGGGCAAAATTGACGGGGGAGATGCTGGCTAGTCACGCAAGGCGTGATGGTTTGAGCGTTCATGTATTTCGACCATTTTCAGGATATGGCGAAGATCAAGCACTCGACTATCCATTCCCAAGTTTTATCAAGCGAGGAAAAGACAAAGCCAATCCCTTTCAGATTTGGGGCGATGGCAATCAAGTTCGCGACTTCATTCACATTGATGATGTGGTTGCCGGTGCGATTGCTGGATGTGAGGCTGATGTCGAAGTTGCCAATCTTTGCATGGGCAGACCTACAAGTTTCAATGACTTAGCCGAAATCGTGGCAAGCGCGGTTGGCTATTCA